CTTTCTAAATACCTCTCGCAATCAAATATGTCCTGAAAGGAAATATCATATTTGAGTGACATCCATAGTAGCGTTTCTTGGCTACATGTATGTTCATGCAAACTATACTCATTATAAGTTTCACGAATTGGCTTTGTTCTCATGTTATCAATATAAGCCGGATTGCGTAGCAATCCTCTTAAAATAGGCACATGATGCAAATTTGTTCGTAAACCATTCAGAATTCCAGCAAACTGCTGTACTATTTCTTTATGAGTGTAGTTGGTGTTCTTACACCAAAAGGTTTTTGCCAATAATTTGCCGGGTTTAGGAGTTAAAACTGGTCCTTCACCTGTTGGAATGACATATGAACTACAAAATTCAACATCCATCAACGTCTTCGGGACTAATTTGCAAATGAATCCTAAATTACTTAGTCTTTCACTTGCAGTACTCAATAAATTGCCGGCATCCTTAACAAACACAACAGAATCATCACCTTTGATAATCATAGCGGAAAGCTTCCCTTTGAAAGCATGACACATGACAACGAGATTTAAGATTGTGTTACCAACTAAGGTCTCGCTTCTGCCAGAGAATCTAACTCCTTTGGCTGTATAACTACCTACTGAATTGCTGATTCGGCAACCTTGAACATCTAATAACATTAAATCTAAAGCTTGCTTACTCATGTTTGTTAGTGATAGAGCATTAACAATAATTTCTAATGCTCTGTCACTTTGGGTGGCATCGAAAGTGCTGAAATCGTTTTCAAAGATCTGATTTGCACTACCATGGTGATATATAAATTCACCAATTTGTTCACTTATCCCGTGAATGGGGAACATGTAATCTGTCTCCTCCAATTGCGTGGCTAACGCTTCAGCAATTGGAACCAGCCAACGTCCAACGAGAAAATTGAGCGCGACTGGGGAAGAATGTATGGGTCTTGGGGCCTTTGGTTTGTTGTAAAACTCTTTCTTAATAAAGATTCCTGAATCATTATTAATAAAATCAGTGGAGATGCAGTGATCATTGTACTCCCGAATTAATTTCTCTCGCTTGCGTCCATCAAACCTGGAAACCCATTCATCAAAAGATAACGGGACCACGTTTATGCAACTCAAAGCATGTTTCAAAAATTCTGGTACTACCACAGTATCCCACTCGCTGAACTTGGAACGATCAATTTCACATAAAACTCTGTTCCTCACACTACTTTCATAGTTGTGCGAGCAACCTCGAGGCATGAATGGCAAACGCGAAGGATGATATACCATCGGGAACGCTCTTATGGTGGGACTGCACTCTGAGTGTTCGAACTTCGGCAATTTGCTTGTTTTCATGGGATCGATTGGTTTAAATGGGATGTCATGATCAAGAACACAATAATCCTGTAACCCAACTGGTAAATCAATCAAAGTTAAAGG